GTTTTACGGGAGCTATTTTTGAATATATCGGCCCTAAACTTGATCGAGAAATCGCAGAAAAATTGTTGACATAAAACACAATAAATATCTGAAATAACACTTTAAATGATTGAACATAAAAAATGGCCGGCAAACCATTAAAGCAACAAACGCTTACTATCGATCAGATAGCAAAGGTATTAAAAAAGAATGCCGGGTTGGTCACGCCGACGGCAAAAGCACTGAATGTGTCCTATCAGGCGATCCAACAGCGAATAAAAAAGAGTCACAAACTGCAAAAGATTCAGGAAGATATCCGCGAAGATATAGCGGACCTTGCGGAAAACGCCCTATTCCAGAACATCAAAGATAAAAACATGACCGCTATAATATTTTATCTTAAAACCCAGGCCCGGCATCGAGGCTATGTCGAACGGCAGGAAACGGAATTATCAACGAAAGATAATGCACCGCTTCGAATAGAAAGAATTATTGTCAAAAGACCGAACTCTTCAGATTGAAACGCCCGAATGGGCTGAACCTCTTTGTGTTTCCTATGCCCGCTATCGTGGCGCCTTCGGCGGACGATCCAGTGGTAAAAGCTGGTTTTTTGCCGGTTTACTCATCGAAACGCATTACATCCACCGCCCCACCTTTTCGGTTTGCATCCGTGAAGTACAAAAAGATCTTAAGCACTCGGCCAAACGGCTTCTTGAAATTCAGATTGAAAAGATGGAATTGGGGCCTTGGTTCACCGTCCAGGAGAACGTTATCAAGACTCCCGGCGGTGGCCTCATCATTTTCCAGGGCATGCAGAGTCATAATGCAGAGTCGATCAAATCGCTTGAATCTTATGATATCGCATGGATTGAAGAGGCCCAGAGCATTAGCCAGCAAAGTCTTGATTTGCTACGACCGACGATCAGAAAGGACACTTCTGAAATCTGGGCGACCTGGAACCCGCGTTATGAAACCGATCCCATTGACCAATTTCTGCGCGCCGAAACATTGCCCGAATCATCTGTAGTGGTGCGAGCCAATTATGAGGATAATAATTGGCTACCGGATATCATGCGAAAAGAAATGGAGTATGATAAACGCAGAGATCCGGAAAAATATGCTCATGTCTGGTTAGGCGAATATGTAAAAAACAGTGAGGCCCGCGTATTTAAAAACTGGCGCATTGAAGACTTCGATACACCGGATGATGCCATTTTTCGATTCGGCGCAGATTGGGGTTTTGCAAATGATCCTACCGTATTAATCCGCTGTTTTGTCAAAGGTAGAAATATTTTTATCGACTATGAAGCATATGAAGTCGGTTGCGAAATCATGGATACTCCCGATCTATTTGCAACGGTGCCGGGGTCGAACCGTTGGCCGATCATCGCGGATAGCGCCCGGCCGGAAACAATCAGCCATATGAAAACTCATGGCTATCCTAAAATCTATCCCGCTGTCAAAGGCAAGGATTCGGTCGAAGAAGGAATCGAGTTTTTAAAATCATATGACATCATCGTCCATCCGCGCTGTAAACATGTTATCGACGAATTGACGCTTTATGCCTATAAAGTCGATAAGCAAACCCAAAAAGTATTGCCCATATTATTAGACGCTTGCAATCATTGCATCGATGCCTTGCGCTATTCGCTCGAATCTCATCGCCGGGCTGAACGACAGAACAAGCGCAAAAAAGCCAATCCAATTCCAACCAAAACATTTTTTTGATTGACCTAATCTATACGACTGATTTATATTTTAAATCAATCCTACCTCTTGGGTAGAGGCCGGGCGACCGGCTTAAAAATATCAGAATTGTTCCTGACTTTTTAAGCAATCGCGGCGGTCTAAATGCCTAAAATAGATCTCACCAAAATCCACCAAATAGCCATCAAAAACTTCGATAGAATCCAAGACGCCCTGTGGGAAGAACGCGAGCAATGCCTTTTGGATCGTCGCTTTTACTCCATCGCGGGCGCCCAATGGGAAGGCGATCTTGGTCTTCAATTCGAAAACCGCCCCAAATTCGAAGTCAACAAAGTCCATCTTTCGGTCATTCGAATCATCAATGAATATCGTAACAATCGCATAACGGTTGATTTTGTCGCAAAAGACGGTAAGGCCGACAAGCTGGCGGACACTTGCGATGGCAGATATCGCGCTGATGAGCAAGACTCCTGCGGCCAGGAAGCTTATGATAATGCCTTTGAAGAAGCCGTGGGCGGCGGATTTGGCGCCTGGAAGCTGACCACCTGTTTTGAAGATGAAGAAGATGATGAAAACGAATATCAGCGTATTGAATTCGAGCCGATCTATGATGCCGATTCATCGGTGTTTTTCGATCTCAACAGCAAAAAGCAGGACAAAAGCGATGCTCGATTCTGTTATGTGATCCGATCCATTCCAATTGACACCTACATCGAAGATTTTGAAGACGACCCGGCAAGCTGGCCCAAAGCAATCGATAAATCAGAATTCGACTGGACCACTCCCGAAGTCGTTTACATCGCGGAATATTATCTCATTGAAGAAGTGCCGCGAATCATTGAAATCTGGCAGGATATCAGCGGAAATGAAAGCCGCTATAGCCAGCATGATTTCGAAGAAGACGATACTCTTTTTGAAATGTTGACCGCCACGGGCAGCCGCAAAATCAGAGAGAAAAAAGTATCTCAAAAAAAAGTCCACAAATACATCTTAAATGGTAATCGGGTAGTCGAGGACTGCGGGTATATCCCCGGTGCTTTTCTGCCGGTTATCCCGGTTTACGGCAAGCGCTGGTACGTGGATAATATTGAGCGCTGCATGGGCCATGTGCGCTTGGCCAAGGACGTTCAGCGGCTTAAAAATATGCAGCTATCAAAGCTGGGCGAAATATCTTCTTTATCCACCGTCGAAAAACCGATCCTAACCGCCGAACAAGTGGCGGGTTTCGAGGACATGTGGTCCGATGATAATATCAAAAATTATCCGTATCTTCTCACTAACCCCATCATCGACGCCAATGGCAACATTCAGCCCGCCGGACCCCTTGCCTATACCAAGGTGCCTCAAATCCCCCCGGCCATGGGCGCCCTATTGCAAATCACCGAGCAAGATATGCAGGACCTTCTCGGCAACCAGCAGGCTGGCGAAGAAGTTCACCCGAATGTATCCGGCAAGGCGCTTGAATTAATTCAAAACAAGCTGGACATGCAGTCATTTATTTACATGTCGAACATGGCCAAAGCCGTCAAGCGTTGCGGTGAAGTCTGGCTTTCCATGGCCAAGGAAATTTACGTTGAAGAAGAACGTTCGCTCAAAATCATGACCCAGCAAAAAGATATTGACTCCGTAAAATTAATGGAACCGAGAATCAATGAAGATACCGGCGCCATTGAATACGCCAATGATTTTACGCGGGCAAAATTTGATCTCATTGTCTCCGTGGGACCGTCTACCGCCAGCAAACGCGCCGCCACCGTGCGGGCGCTGACCGGCATGCTCCAAATGACATCCGATCCACAGGATCAATCGATTATAAGCGCCATGGCCATGATGAACATGGAAGGCGAAGGTATCGATGAGATCCGGCAATACTACCGTAAAAAGTTGATCAGCTTGGGCGCCGTGGAACCCAATGAGCAGGAAGCAAAAGAATTGCAGGCCCAGGCCCAGGCCGCGCAACAGCCCAATGAACAGCAAGTATATCTTCAGGCGCTTGCCGCTGAATCCATGGCCAAGGCCCAAAAGGCCAAGGCCGATACGATGTACACCGCCGCGAAGACCGAAGAAACCAAGGCCCAGACAGCCGAAACCTTGTCTAAAATGAGCCGTGAGGAACAGCGTTCCACGGTATCGACTATCAAGGATCTAACCCAAATCCAACAACAGGCGACCATGCCGCCGCAAAATGCATGAGGGAAAGGTATTGATGGGAACAATAATTGAAGAAATATCGGGCACGGATGAAACTGAAAATTCTGAAATCAACGATTTAGGAGAAGAAGAAAATCCCGAAATTGTTGAAGAAAAAGAAGAAGAATCCAAACCTGATGAAGATGAAGACGTTGTGACTTTTGGTGATGAACAAGAAGAAGACACCGCAGACATGGCCCCGGCGTGGGTCCGCGAACTTCGCAAAAAACATCGCCAAATGAAACAGCGTAACCGTGAACTTGAACAGCAATTACAGCAATTTAAAACCCCTGTCGTTCATACTCTAGGTGCAAAGCCGACGCTTGAATCATGCGATTATGACTCAGACCAATACGAGCAGAAACTTTCCGATTGGTATGATAA